CCCGCGCCCGGACGACCTCGGACCGCGGCAGCCCCCGGTCCACCGCGTCCGCCACAGGCAGGAGGTAACCCGCCGGCACATGCGCAGGGTAACCCGCCGCCGCATGGGTCACCCAAGGCCGACGACAAGGACAAGGACAAAGACAAAGACAAGAAGTGACCTGCGCATGAACCCGTACGGTCGTCCTCTCAGGCATGGGCATGACCGGCGGGGTCAGCGAAGTAAGGTGCTGCGTATTTGGATAAACATGCGAACTCGGTGTTACAACACGAACAGCCCTGCGTACTCCTACTATGGAGGTCGGGGTGTTCGTGTCTGTGACAGGTGGCAGGATTTCCGGAATTTTGTCGCTGATATGGGTGAGCCGCCGTTGGGGCTGAGCCTTGATCGTATCAGCCCTGACGGTGATTACTCTCCGGAAAACTGTCGGTGGGCGACAGCGGTAGAGCAGCGTCGTAATCGTCGGGTACCGGTGCGAACGGTAAATTATTTGGGCGAGACGCTTGCACTCGCGGATGCGTTGCAACGTGTGGGTATCGCTTATCATAAAGTTCAGAACCGGGTGTGGCGTAATAAACTGTCTATACAGACGGCCTTTGATCTGGTGTGTGGACAAAATGACGCCTGATCAAGAGCGCTACATGTTAGTGCTTAAACGGCTGATCGCCTGTATCGACGCCGAACAGGACATGCTTGCCTTCACCCGGCTGATGATGCCGGTGCCGGGCCACCACGCCGACCCTGATTTCTCGCGTTATGAGGTTCGGCGGTTCCACCAAGTGATCTGTGCCGCGCTGGAAGAACTGGAAAAGGGCAAAATACGCCGCCTGATCATCAGTCTTCCGCCGCGGCACGGCAAAACCCAGCTGGCCAGCAAGATGTTTCCCGCCTGGTTTACCGGCAAAAACCCCGACAAAAGCCTGATTTTCGGGACCTACAACGAAAAATTTGGCCAGGACATTGGACGCGCGGTGCGCGATATCATGACCTCGCCGGCTTACCGGCAGGTCTTCCCCAACTGCGCCCTCAAGGACGACAGCCAGGCCAGTGACCGGCTCGAAACCACGCAGGGCGGCATCCTGGCCTTCGTCGGCCGCGGCGGTACCACCACCGGGCGCGGCGGCGACGTTCTGGTGATCGATGACCCGTTGAAAGACCGGCAAGAGGCCGACAGCCCGACCATCCGCGACACGCTCTGGACCTGGTTCAGCCAGGTCATGGCCACCCGCCTGATGGACGAGACCGGACGCATAATGTTAATTCAAACCAGGTGGCACCAGGACGACCTGGTGGGTCGACTGACCGATCCGTCGAACAGCTACTACGATCCGGAAGAGGCCGCCGAGTGGAAGATCATCGATCTGCCGGCGCTGGCCAACGACACCGACACCGACCCGCTGCATCGCAAAGAGGGTGAAGCCCTCTGGCCTGGCCGGTTTGGCCGGGACTTCCTGCTGGGTCTGCAACGCCGTGACGCGCGTGGGTTCAGTGCGCTGTACCAGGGCCGACCCAGCCCGGCCGGCGGCACGTTCTTCAGTGTCAGCTGGCTGCACACCTACCGGCCCAATGACCTGCCGCCACATTTGCGCCATTATTGCGCGTCGGATCACGCGGTCTCGCTCAAACAGGTGGCCGACAAGACCTGCCTGATGTGCGTCGGCGTCGACGAACACGACACGATCTGGGTGCTGCCGGACCTGGTCTGGCGCAGCATGTCCGCCGAACAGGCCACCGAAGCCATGTTACGCATGATGCGGGCCTATAAACCCATGTTCTGGTGGGCCGAGCGCTCGCATATCAGCAAATCCATCGGGCCTTTCCTGCGCAAGCGCATGCTGGAGACTTCGACCTTCTGCTCGCTCATCGAGATGCAGCCGATAGCGGATAAACAAACCCGCGCGCAAAGCATCCAGGGCCGCATGAGCATGGGCAAGGTGCGTTTCCCCGAACGCGCGCCCTGGTGGCCGATGGCGCGCGACCAGATGCTGCGCTTTCCCTTTGATACCCATGACGACTTCGTAGATACACTTGCCTATATCGGCCTGGGGCTGACGCTCCAGGTCGGCATGAACCGGGTGCAGGCGGCGCCGGAACAGGTGGAGGGCACGTTCGGCTGGCTGAAGCTCCAGCGGGAACAGGCTGAGCGTTCGGTCAAACAAGGCTTCGGGGCGGGAGGTTGGTAATCGATGTCCGACACGATGATGGCCCCGCCGTCTGACCCACTGACCCAGCCGCCTGACCCAACGGCCGCGCCTGACCCCAAGATGGCGGCGAACACGTTCATGCCGCGTGAGCATCCGGATCCGCCGGAAGCCCGCCGCAAACTGGTCAAGCGCTGGGAAGACCGGGTGAAGCGCGCCAAGAAGCACTGGAAAAAAGACTTCAAGCGCATGCGCGACAATATGAGCTTCGTGGAGGGCAACCAGTGGCCCGACCCGCCCACGGACGGCAGGCGGGATGATCGCTACATTGCGAACATCTGCCTGCGGCATATCCAGCAGCGCACCGCAGAGCTCTACCCAACTAACCCGACGATGAAGGCGGAGCGCCGTGAGAAGATCATGGCGAAGGTCTGGGATGGGTCAGCCCAGAGCCTGATGCAGGCGCAGCAGACCCTGGCGATGGGTATGCAATACGGCATGCCACCTGACCCAAATGCCCAGGCGATCCTGATGGACGCGACCCAGGTGCATCAGTGGCAGCAGCTGATGGACCGGATCGGCAAGACCCTGGAGATCCTCTACAGCTACAACATCGACGAGCAGGCGTTCAGCTTTAAGTCCTGCATGAAGATGACGGTGCGCCGCGCCCTGATCACGGGCGTCGGCTTCGTCAAGCTGGGGTTCCAGCGGGCGATGAAGATGTCGCCGGAAATCGAGCACCGTATCAGCGACATGTCGGAGCGCCTGGCCAACATCGAGCGCCTGGCCGGCGACATGGCCGATGGCGAGTTCCAACCCGACAGCGCCGAAGCGGAAAGCCTCAGGACCGCGATCAACGCGCTGATGATCGAAGGCCAGCTGGTGGTGCGCGAGGGCCTCAGCTTCGACTACCCCGACAGCACGGCGATCATCCCCGACACGTCATGCCGCAGCCTGCGCGGTTTCGTTGGTGCCAACTGGGTGGCCCAGGAATACCTGCTGACAGAGGACGAGATCGAAGAGATCTACATGATCGACGTGGGCAAGAGCTTCACGGCCTACGACGAGAACGGGGTCTGTACCGACCGGACGGTGAACGATGTGGATCACTACGCCGCTGGTGGCGGCGACAGCGGCGATGACGGCCGTGCGCAGATGCGTGCGGCAGTGTGGGAGATTTATCATCGCAAGGACGGCGTGGTTTACGTTGTGTGTGATGGGTATCCGGACTTCCTCCAGGTGCCGGCGCCTCCTGAGGCCGAGATCGGGCGGTGGTGGCCGTGGTTCGCCTTCGTGATGAACGAAGGCTACACGGAAAAGACCGTGTATCCACAAAGCGATATCGACTTGATCCGGGATATGCAGTTGGAGCTCAACCGCGCGCGCCAGGGTCTGCGCGAACACCGCCGCGCCAACCGGCCCAAGACCGCTGTCGCCGCGGGGGTGCTGGAAGAGCCCGACAAGGAGAAGCTCCAGTCCCATCCGGCGAACGCCCTGCTCGAGCTCAACGCCCTGGCCCCGGGTCAGAAGATCGATGATGTCCTGCAACCCATCAAGATGCCGCCCATCGATCCCGCGGTGTACGACACCGCGCCCGTGTTCGAAGACGTGCTGCGCGTGCTGGGCTCAGATCAGGCCGATCAGGGCACCACGTCAGGGGCAACGGCGACCGAAGTGTCGGTGGCCGAGTTCAGCCAGAACACCGACACGTCCTCCATCGTCGACGACATGAACGACATACTGTCCGACATGGCGCGTTCGGCATCGGAGATCCTGATCCTCAACGTCAGCCCTCAGGTGGTGCAGAACGTCGTGGGCGAGGGTGCGGTCTGGCCGGAGCTCGACAAGCAGACGGTGGCTGACAATGTCTGGCTGAAGGTGGACGTGGGCGCCAACGGCCCGCCCAACCGCCAGCAGGACGTGCAGATGTTGACCCAGCTATTGCCCATCCTCCAGCGGGTGCCGGGGGTTAACCCGGAGTGGATGGCGAAGCAGCTCATCCGGCGTATGGGCGACGATATCGACATGTCGGAGGCGTTCACCGAAGGACTGCCCAGCGTCGAAGCCATGAACCAGCTGGCGGGTCGCCCGCCTGTGCAGCCCGGTGCCGGACCGCCCGGCGAAGAGACCGCAGAAGCCGAACCCCCCGGTGGCGCCGGCAAAGGCCCACCCCGTCCCCCAGGCCCTGCAAATGACCCCAATGCGCAGGGCATAGCCGGGCCGATGAATGCTCCGGCAAGCAATCCGCCGGGCAGCATCGGCCCGCGTCCACCGCCGCTCCAGGTGTTCGGCCGCAACGGCAACGCGCCTGGCACAGGCGGCGGCATGCCGGCCGCGGCGATGCGCAACCCGGGAATGCCGACGCCATGAGCGGACAAAACCCTTCTATCTCGTCTGTTGACAGGTTCCCTTGGGTTCCCGACCGGCCCCGGACGATGCCCTTCTCCGGGGTCGGGTTACTCGGCTTCGCGAACGAGATGCTGAGATACGCGCGGTACTGGGAGGACCTGGGCAACCCTGATCGCGCGGTGGCTTATCATCAGGCGGCAGCGGCCTACATGCTGGCAGCGGTGCAGGAGAACGAACGGATCGCCCGTCGATATGAGTAGGAGTGACCAATGTCGGCTTCACAGAACCCGTACGACCTGAACCGGTCGCGGGCCGCTCGTGACAGAGCCCTCGCCATGGTCTCGCAGCCCAGCTTCACGGGGCAGTACCTGGTGTATTGCCGGTCTCTGCGGCGCGGCACGCTGGTGACCGGCGA